CTCTCACAGTAAAGGATGGAATACTCCATATTAATCTATTGTTTGGCTGAGCCGCATAGTTGCCATTCTCCAAAGCAAGTATGTGTGCGCACTTATGTTCTTGCGGGATCTCTGAATGATCAGTATCGACAATATTACTCTCTGGGTGGGCCCAGTCAACTGTAAAAAGATAGGCTCCTGCGTACCATCTCTTATCCTTTCCTATGAATTTACCGGATTGACCGTCAAGGATGTCAAAAGAAGTAACGCTAGGATAGTAACTAAAGCAATTCCACAGCTCCAACTCATCAAGTCGCATCCTAGGAACTTCTTTGACATTATATCCTTTTTGTATAAATGCAGAGATGGGTAAACGGTAAAAGATTGCACCGTTTTCCATAATGGCATGGAATAAAATCGGACGACCAGTGATACTAGCCAGCGCGAAAAGGATGCAGTCTTCAGCTTCGCCATGATGTTCCTTAAGATCATAGAGATACTCTCTCCTGATCTGTGCGTAAGTCACAGGAATATTCGCGTTTAAATATGCCATTCAACATAAATTCCTATTATGATAAGATAATTATTACAGCAATGACAGCTACAACAATAGCAATTTTTTTATGTGCTACTATATAAGCCCATGCTTTTTTCACATTTTCCATAGTTTTCTCCTAATTATAAATATCGCCCCAAGTTTTACCTGATTTATAGTCTACCTTGTTAGGTACTTTCAGGTCAACCGAAGCTTCCATTATTTCAACTATTCGTTTAGCTTCTTTATCAGATTTCACAGAAATATCCAACTCATCGTGAATCTGTATATGGGCTACAATACCCTCTTTATATAGATCCAGCATTGATTTTTTAGTCATATCCGCTGCAGATCCTTGTATCAATTTATTTAAAGCCTTGTATGTGAAAGCTCTTCTAAACATTTCTTTAAAAGTTATTCCCTCAAAACCCTTCTTCAAATCTGCTAGATATGCTTTATAACGAAAGTTTGCTTCTTCTTCAGATAGAATTGGGACCGGTACATATATCACATCATAAACCGACTCTTTGGCTTTTTTAGATTCTTCTTCGTTTTTTATTTTTTTTGGAACTTCAAACTGCATTGTTTTTCGATTCCATCGTTTATTTGTTGGCTCCCATTTGTCAAATCTGCATCCTCTTCTTAGCAAAGTTCTAATTTCTCCTTCTTCAGAAGCTCCTTTAGATACTTCTTCCATAAGATCTTTAACGAAAGGAACTCTGTCATGATATTGGTCAAATAATATTTCAGCTTCTTGCGGAGAGCTCAAACCTAATTCTGCTTGCAGTTTGTTTTTGCCCATTCCGTAGAACAGCCCAAGATTAATTGTTTTTGCTTGAGTTCGACTTATGCCAGCCATTTCTGCTACTACTCTATGAAAATCTATGTCATTTTTGGAATAGTTATCTATAATTTCTTTGACTGATGGATTCTCTTTTACATTTGGGGTAATTGCTGCAAAATGTGCAACAAGTCTTGGCTCTTGCTGATTATAGTCAAAACAGCCCCATTTACATTCATTCTCAGGGAGGAATAAACTTCTAATAAGTGGGCCTAGTTCTTTATTTCTGGCTGGAATTTGTTGTAAATTTGGATTACTGTAAGAAAATCTTCCAGTGACTGTACCACCTTGATCAGATCTTATTTGATTAATATCTGCATGTATACGTCCTCCGTGTTCATATTTTATAATAGTATCTATGAATGTAGTATGTGCCTTGTTAATTTCTCTGGTTCTTGATATTTTCTTAATTAAAGGATGAGAACATGTGGCAAGAAAGTTTTTAGTAAAACTAGGTGATTCCGTTATTAAAGTTTTTTTGTAAGATAGATTCAGTTTGTCAAAAACTTTGGCGATTGATCGTGCTGCCCATATTTGGATATCTATGCCTGTTTCTTTTTTTATTTCTAGCAGGAGTTGCTTTTCTTCTGATGCTAATTGTTGCTTCAGTTTGTGAGCTTTTTGAACGTTCACGCGAACGCCTTTAAATCGCATATCAACAAGACAAGGAAACAATTCAGTTTCTAGGTCGCATATTTCTTTCAAGTCTTCTTCTTCTATTTTTGAAGTTAATCTTTTAAACAATTCCAGTGTAAGTGCGGCGTCCTTTTCAGCATACTTTCCTACTTTCATCGCGGGAAGTTTATATAATTCAGCTTTTGGATCAATTCCCCAGCTTTTTGCGGCCTCGTTTAAAATAGATTCATCTTTTCTCTTTCTTAAATATTCCCAGCTTAAAGCATTTAACGTATAACTCATTCTGTTCTCATTAATCAAAGAAGCCATCACCATCGTGTCTTTAATACACCCATTTATGTTGATTCCGTAGGAACGAAGCCAGCAAACATCGTACATAGCGTTGTGAAATACTTTAGTTGCTTTCGTCGCACAAACAGCTTTAATCCATGTAAGAATTTTCTTTTTATCTAGATTGCCACCACCTTCATGTCCAAAAGGGTAGTATTTACACCAATTATCTACTGCTACAGCAATTCCAATAATTTCTCCATTATTTACAATAGAGCCTGATCCCTTTAATTTTAAATCTGGATCTCTTGTTTCTAAATCAATTGAGATTGTTTTATATTTGCTTAAATCTGGAAAATTATCTGGAGCTAGCCATTCTATTTGATCTTCAAACATTGTAGTCTCTCTCGATAATCATATCAATAAAGTGTTTAGCTTTTTCTAAATCTTCTTTTCCTCCTTTGTACGAGTGTCGACAAATATATTTAATAACATTTCCTTCCGGGAAAAGTAATTTATTCTCTATTACAAATTTACTAGGCTGAATTTTCATTTTACGGTAATGTGTCCCACCAATTTGTTTGTCGTATGTACTCATAGTTATTTTTTATTTTTTAATAATAATGTAGTAATTTCAGTAGCTACTTTGCTATTTTGATGTTTATCAGGATGACATAATGAAATCATTTGTTTTAATTGCTTGTTATCAAATTGAATTGTGACATCGTTTTCGAAAATTATTGATTGTGTAAATGGTCTACGCTGTTTTTGTTGTTTAGCTTTTTTAATATTTTGATTAAGAATATCTGTATGAATGTAAGCAGAAAAACTATTAAATTCTTTACAGAGCGACTTAGGTATCCATATAGATAAATCACCTATATCTATTAAGTATGCTTTTAATGTTTGTCGACGCAATTTAAACTTTGTAAAAGTGTGATAATAATATGGATCGTAGTTAAATTTCATATTCCTAACAATACTTTCGTAACGATTGTTGAAGTAATACAAAAAATTGTAATTAAGAGAACGTCTTCTAAAAAATCCATATCAGGTTTCATATTTGATATCCATATGCTCCTACAGGATTAACTAAATATAAATTTTCTACCGTTCTTGTAATTCCAACAAAAAATAATCGATGCTCAGGATTAGGATTTTTTTGATAGGCAGTAAAGCTGTTGTAGTCAATGTCTAGCATTAAGACCGTATTTTGCCGCTCGTCGCCTTTTGCTCCATGAATAGTCGACAGTTTAATTCGAGGCTCCACTATTGGAGAAATATCTTCTCCATTTTTTTCCATAGCTATTATGAAATTTCTTTTCTTATCATTGATTTTATCCAATGCTCGTTCCCAGCCGCCCGCCGCTAGCAGACCGTGATCGTTTCTAAGGTCTTCAATATTAACTAAATCTTCTATCACATTTTTCAAAGAACTGCCGTTGCCAAAATTTCTTTTAACACTGCCGCCTTTAACGGTCATAAAAGCATATATTTTTTGCGCTAATTTGGCAGGAATAAGCTGATGGGTATTCAATTTTTTCCAAGTATCAATAGCCTGCAACAGATCCTTATTAACTAGATTATTTCCTTTTTTACTTGCGTAATAATATCCTTTATCTTCAAAAAAATCTTTCAGAGGTTCCAGCATTTTATTGGTTCGAGTCATAAGCATCCATTTGCCTTTGCTGTAATCAATTTGTTCAAAATTAGATACCCAGTTTACTGTTCCTTCGAAATCTCTTGGCTTCCATTGCTTGGGAACTCTTTCGTTTAAAGGAATTTTATCTAAAATTTGTTTTGCCAGTATTAATACTTGTCTTGGAACCCTTCTGGATTTAACTAGAGATTTGTCTATCGTTGTATTTTCATCGTTATGAAGTCTTATGAAATGTGTTGGGTTGGCGCCTTGAAAACCCATAATCGCTTGATCGTCGTCTCCTGCGATATATGATCGTTTGGCATTAGATTCAATATAATGAAACATTTTCCATTGAAGATTATTTAAGTCTTGCGCTTCATCCAAAAACACAGCGTCAAATTGTGGACATTTTTTCTTTTCAATGAATCTAGAAATCATGTCTACGAATTCAAACATCCCGTTTGCTTTTTTATAATAGATTAAACGATTGTTCAGATACTCTAAAGTGAAATAACTAATATCCTGAATATGCTCTTGCAGCGCATACTGGTTTTCTAGAGATATTTGTCTGTATCGTGATAGATTTATAAGCTTAATATAATCATTTCCATAGACCATTGAGCCGTCCTCGGTCGCATAAGTTTCAAAATTTAATTTGCCAGCAACTCCACCTACGTAATTCTTAAAACCGTCCCACTTTGTTCCTTTTAAAAGTTGAGTTTTTGTATCTATTCCGCATTCTCTTTTGCCTAGAGCATGCAAGGTAGAGAAGTATTTTAAATCCTCATCATAATCTATTTTATCAAACAGTTTTGTCGCTCTATTGACTGAAATTTTGGTAGCGTTTTTACTAAAAGTAAAAAAACCTATTCGCTTTAAAGGCGTTTTATATTTTTCAACTTCTTCCTTTAAATAGGTATTAACCAATCTGTAAGTTTTTCCTGTTCCTGGAGGTCCGGGCATAATAATTCTTTTTATCATTTGAGGAAGGGCGGCCTTTCTATTGGAGGAGGTTCATCGTGATTGTTGTTTACTGTAAAAGCATCAATAGCTACGACATTAACTGTTTTTCCAGAAATGCTTAATTTATGATCTATTTTAGCTTTAAATAATTCTTCTATTTTATGTAAAGTTTTATTTCTTTCTGTAGTCCAAGAACGTGTTCTTTGCAGATAATTCCAAAAATCTTTAAATTTAAAATAAGATTTTCCTTCATCGGTCCAGGATACCCCTCTATTAATGTCTGTCTTCTGTTTCCCCGCCGCTCGATCCGTTGTAAAATTTTCTAGATGCTCTTCGAGCTGTTTTTTGAACGTTAAACTTTCTGGAGCTTTTATTTCTTCAACATTGCTCATTAAAGTACTAATCACTTTTCCCCATACCGGCTTGGAAACATTAGGAAGCTTGGTCCTCATTTGTTCCATGCAGGCTTCGTCAAATAGATCGAAGTTTCTTAATGTCTTAGTATCAACTTCGGCTGTTTTGCCGCCAACATTAACAAACCAAATAGGTGGATCTGATGTAAAAATTCTAAGGTTAGAGATATCCGGCATTAAAGTTCCGCTGCTAATTCCAAACTTTCTTGTCTTACAAGTTGTAGAATCACAGTAATTACAGATGGGTTGATCTTTGCATTTGTATTGATAGTCTTTTTTATTAAGTGAGCCAATGGTTGTCATAACTTGCTGAGGACTTAAGGGAGGCTTCATGAATCTTGTGTTGTACGTACTTAAATCTGTTTGC